CTCTCTCAACAAATCATTATATGGTAAGTTTTTCTACATTGAATTCCACTCTGATGAGTTATATTCAGAATAGAATTGGTTTTCAAGAAGATGTAAGAAATTTTTTATCTAGAAAAACTGGTCTTCTTTGCTCTGAGGCATCATTGCCAACGAGTTCATTTGCAACTGGTGAAGTACGAGATAATTTCATGGGTATTCCTCAGGAGTTTGCTCATACTCGTTTATATACTGATATTGATTTTACATTTTATGTTGATACGAATTATGTCAATCTAAAAATATTTGAATCCTGGATGGATTATATTGCCGGGGGATCAGAAGCAGAAATATCAGAATTAAATGAGAACTATTATAGAAGAATGAGATATCCTGATACTTATAAAGTTCAGACGATGTTCATCTCAAAGTTTGAAAGAGATTTCAACTCTCAAATAGATTATCAATTTATTAATGCATTTCCAAAATTAGTCACCGCAATTCCTGTATCGTATGGTGCGGCAGATTTACTAAAAGTTTCTGTTCAATTTACATATGACCGATACATTGTGAATCCCAGAGGATCTATCAGAAAATCAAACACAAGTGGATTTAATGATATTGCTCGTGTGTCAAATGATTCTACTATTAGTGATAGAACTATGTCTCAATCTTCTACATCTTCTGCTTTAGAAGGTGTTGCTAGGGGTGCTGCACAAGCTGCTGGTATTGATGCTGATTTATATGCAGACTCTATCGCCGCGAACGAATTCTCACAAAAACTAATCAACTTGTCTAGATCTCCTGAATCTGAGGCACAGGTGACATCATTAAAAGTAACGCCATTTGTAGAAAATACAACTGTTCCTGCCGGTTCTTTTAGTATTACCCCAGAAGCAGCACAAAAAAATTATGGAACTGGCAGAGATGGTACATTTGGAACAGGAACTTCTGGTCAAGGAAGACCATCAGACCCGAAAAAAAGTTTTCTTGAAAAACGACCTACAAAAAATCCTTTGAGATTTCTCTGGGGTGGGTAAAAAGAAGAGATAAAATAACCCCGCTAAATAAAATTACTGAAGTGTTATCACAATTACTATGCCTTTACCCAAGATTAATACACCGACTTATGAGTTGGTGTTGCCTTCTACCGGAAAGAAGATTAAATATAGACCCTTCCTTGTAAGAGAAGAAAAAATTCTTATTATGGCAATGGAATCTGAGGACATGAATCAGATTACCAGTGCAATCATTCAAATCATTAGTGATTGTCTTCTTGCAAAAGATATTAAGGTAGAATCTTTGGCAACTTTTGATATGGAATATTTGTTTTTGAATATTCGTGCAAAGTCTGTTGGTGAGACTGTAGAAGTCAATGTGACTTGTCCTGATGATAATGAAACTCAGGTTGAAATGTCTATCAATATTGATGACATCAAAGTTAAAAAGACCAGAGGACATAAGAACATCGTTAAACTTGATGATGAACTTTCAATGAAACTTAAGTATCCATCACTGGATCAGTTTATTGAAAACAATTTTGATACAGGACAGACAAATAATGATATTACCCAATCCCTTTCAATGATTACTTCATGTATTGAAATGGTCTATAATCAGGAAGAAAGTTGGGAAGCAAAAGACTGCTCTCAGAAAGAACTCAGTGAGTTTGTAGAACAAATGAATACAAAACAGTTTAAGCAAATTGAAAAGTTCTTTACTACAATGCCTAAACTATCACATGAGATTGCAGTGAAAAATCCAAATACTGGTGTTGAATCTGAAGTAGTTCTTGAGGGGTTAGCATCTTTTTTCAGCTAGGTATGTCTCATACGAATCTTGAGTCATACTTTAAGATAAATTTTGCTTTGATTCAGCATCATAAATACTCTTTAACAGAGATTGAAAATATGATTCCTTGGGAGAAGGATATCTATCTAACACTACTTCAACAATACATTGAAGAAGAAAATCTAAAGGCACAACAAAATAGTGGAAACTAATCTAGAGCAGCAATCACCAAAACTAAATGTTACGAATGTCTCCTCGGCAGTATTCGGAAAAGAAGAAGGTGCTACTTTAGGTAAGGAAAGCAGTATTGGAAAACTTTCAAGAATTTTAAGAACTACTCGTCTTAAAGTAAATGAAGTTGAAAAAAGCATTACTGGAATATCTGCAAAATTTCTTGAAATAGATAAAAAAATTACATTAAACACTGAGAATATAACAGGTAATACAAAAAAGACCGAAACAAACGCTGAAAAAATTACAAGACTCAAGAAAATACTTCAAAATCAAAAAAGTAATATAGGAGAAAAATTACCCGGAAGCACCGAAGAAAAAGAAAAGGCAAAGTTAAATACAACACTGACAGAAACCAATAGAATTCTTGTAGAGATTCAGAAGCAACTTGCTTATGACTTTGCCATGAGAGCAGCAGAGGATAAACAAGAGGTAGCAGAAGATAAGGAAGCAACATCCAAGGAAAGATTTAAGAGAGAAGAAAGTGCTCTAGAAAAATCTGCAAAGGCCATGGTTTCCACAGTTAAAACCGCAACCAAGAAAATTGTTTCTCCAATTGGGAATATCTTTGAGAAACTACTAGCATTCATAGGAATTCTTGGTCAAGGTATTCTAGTTAATGCTGCTTTTGATTGGTTCCAAGATCCAGAAAATCAGAAAAAAATAACTAAGTTCTTTAATATTTTAAAGCAAAACTGGAAGTTAATAAGAAATATACTTGGAGTTATTGCTGGAGTAATTATAGGAGGAAAAATAATAGCTCTTGGTTCAGCAATAGCAGGACTTGCAGGTCCTTTAGCAGCTTTAGCAGCTGCTGCGGGATTAGTATTAGCAACAGCTACATCAACTGCCGAATTTGATCAGGTAGAGGGTGAGAATGCTGTTTATAATGACCCTAGATTGGGAAAAGGTGAATCTTTTGAAATTGAACGACCCGCGTGGGATTTCTTCGGTGTCTTTACTAACATGGCAAATACTCAGGAAAAGAAAGAGGATAGAGCTAGACAGACTATAGTATCAATTGAAGGAATTGTAGGTGGAAGAAAATTTGAAGAATGGACTCCTGATAAACAGGAAAAATATAATCAAGCTATTACTTTTTTAAAATTAGACAAAGTTAAAATGTTGGATAGATTATCTAATGCACCAGATAATAGACCTGGCGCATTGCTGCCAGAAAATTTAGATGGTTTGAGAGCAATGGGCGGTTCTGTAACATCGGGAAAAACATATCTCGTGGGAGAAAAGGGGCCTGAAATCTTTACTCCAAATATTGATGGATCTATTGTCAATAATATGAGAACTGAAAAAATATATCAAATGCTTGCATCTGGAAAAAAAGTAGAACGAGAATTGTTGAGTTGCCACCACAAACAATTGAAGACCAAAACCAGAGATTAAATGCCAAGAGGTCCGGCAACCAAGCACCCAAGATTTCCAGTTCTAATCTTTAGATGGTTATAGAAGTGTGAGTTCTGGAATTACGGTATAATGGTGTAGTATCATGCCTTTACCTCTATTAGGATTAGCAACAGGAATAGGAAAAGCATTAGTCGGCGGAGCAAAAAGAACGGGCACTGCAGTAAAATCTGGTACCAAAAAAACTGTTTCTTCTGGTAAATTTTTAGCAAAAAAATCAGTAGATAAAGGTGCTGATCTTGCCCAAAGTGGTGTTGAGGTTGCAAAAAAGGGAACTACAAATGTTATAAAAGGAGCAAAATTTTTCAAAAAGAAAGTTGGCAGTGTGGGTGGTAGTATATCCAAAAGACTCAAAGAAAATGCAATTAGTATTAAAAATTTACTGAATAAGGAAAATAAAAAACAAGATAAGTTGAGAGCAAAAGGAACAGAAAGAAAAAAGAAGAAAGAAAGTATTGAAAAGAAACGAGAAAAAGAAAAAGAAGTAGAGTCAAAAAAATCAACCTCTGGATCAAAGAAAAATATTTTATCAGGTTTAGCAAAATCTCCGTTGAGTATTTTTAATAAATTATTTGGTCTTGGTGGATTGTTACTTGGCGGAATTCTTGTCAACGCAGCAAAGGGTCTCATAGACAAAGGCAAAAAGTTCATGAAAGATAATAAGGAACTTTTTGATACTATTGGAAACTTTTTAACTGGTGTAAAAGATGCTGCTCTTGGATTACTTGATTCCTTTACTGGTCCAGCATCAGAAGAAGGCAAATATGATTGGTTAGCAAAATTTGATGGTCCCAAATTAACTGGAGGATTGCTTTTTGAAATAGAAAAAGCATTTGATGGTGCTGCCGATATTATTAATACAGTAGATAAAGTTATGGGTGGTAAAGGTAATATTGCAAACTTTCTATATTCTGATCAAGGACAAATTTTAGCAAAGCAAGGTGGTAAAGAAGGTCTTCTTGATAAAAGAACCGGAAAGTTTTATGAAAAACCATTCACTAAAGAAGAAATGCAGAGATATGATAGAGTTAGAGCAGGTGGCACTGCATCTTCACCGACAGCACAACCAGCAAAAGCGGGCACAGAATCTACTAATCAACCATCAACCGGACCAATTGACCCTGCTCATGGTGCTGGTACTGGCAGTTCTTTAAGTAAAACTAAATTTGTAGCAGGAAAAGGTGATACAAATAAAAGAATATTTTTACATTGGAGTGCTGGTAGTCATACTACACCATATGATGCTTATCATTCAATAGCTCTGGGTGATGGTAGCATTGTTCGTCATACTCCATATAGTCAGGATAAAGGCACTCATACGGGAGGAGCAAATACTGGTTCAGTTGGATTAGCAATTGCTGCTGCCGCTGGTGCTCAAGAAAGAGGAAAACTCGGTCAATATGCACCAACAAAAGCACAACTTGATGCGATGATTTATGATGCAGCAAAACTTGCCGCCGAATGGGGATGGTCAGAAGGAACCATAGATTCAAATGTTCGCACTCATGGAGAATGGGAAAGATATGCAACAAGAAATGGAATACTTGATGGAAGTCCGCAAAGATGGGATTTGGATAGATTAAGAGATTCTGATCCACTTATAGATGCAAGTAAAGTATTGAGTGGTGGTGGAAATGAACTTCGCCAAAGAATAAAAGCGACTTTTAGACTTATAAAACAACAAGCAAATATATCATCTTCAACAACTCCAACTGCTGCAAATATTACTCCCACCGAAAATAAAACTCTAACGGCAAGTGCCATAAACCAATCAATGGATGATGAAGGAGGAGAAACCATCTTCCTTCAACGTGTAAATACTATACAGTATGTTCCATTTCCAGTAACAACATAATATAATATGTCAAAGGCAGCATCGGTATCAAAATACGAAATCATGACCATCTCCAAGAAAGGAACAGAAGTTCGTTTGGAGGGAAAAACAGTTGCCTTTGATTATTATGAAAGTATATTATCACCTAATGTAACTGCAACAATGGCAGTTATAGATACTGGCGGTTCAGTATCATATGCAAAAGATTATGATAAGCAAGAAAGAGTAGGATCAATTTATAATGCACTTCCTCTTACTGGAAGAGAAGAATTAAAATTTAAAATTCGTTCTACATTAGGTCTACTAGATTTTTCAACAAAACCATTATTTGTGAATGCTGCGGTAAATCCGGATCAAAATTCTCAACGAGAATCAATTATGCTGAGTCTTTTTTCTGAGGGAGCAAAACTCAATTCAGAATCCACTGTAATGAGAAAATACCAGGGTAATATTGGCGACTCTATTAAGAATCTTATTAATCAATTTTTAACAGGTAAGAGTGATAGAGTCAAAATTAATGAGATACAGAATACTGCAAATGCATATAATTTTGCCGGAAATAGTAAATCTGTTTTTGAAGTATGTTGCAATCTTGGTTCAAAATCTGTTGCCGCAAAAAATAGTGTAGGATTCTTTTTCTTTGAAACACAAGACGGATTCAATTTCAAATCAATTGATAGTTTAGTTTCTAAACCAATATCTCAGACATATTTTAAGTCGGAAGTACTACAAGAAAATATGGATGATCCCAAAAATGACTTTAAAATTCTATCATCTACCATCAGAAAAAATCAAAATGTTTTAAATGCCATGGATGCCGGTGTTTTTTATACTCGTAATATTTACTTTGATCCACGAACTTTTGAAGAAACTGAAATTGAATATAAATTTACTGATGGTAAATTAGTAAAATCGTTAGGTAAATCCGCAGAAGCACCTGATGTGAATGCATTTACTAAAACACATTATACGATGTTGGATATTGGCACACTTGAACCAACCGTCACAGGTAGTGATAATAATGATCCAAAGGAATATCAAGCAGAAGCAGCAATGAGATATAATATATTATTCAGTCAACTAATTGATATTCAAGTTCCCTGCAATCCAAATCTGAGGGCAGGAGATACAATCAGATGTGAATTTGAAATGATTACACAATCCAAAAAAGAACAAGGATCTATTGACCCTGTTCAAAGTGGTAAATACTTAATAGTTGATTTATGTCATCATTATGAACCAACAAGGTCTATCACTTCATTAACACTGGCTCGTGATAGTTACGGTCTTTATACAAATAAAAATAAATCATGAGAGGAACAGCACTACCAAAAGGTCATTTCATAGGACAAATTCCACCTAATTGGAATGAATATCTGCAAGGTGGAACTTGGAAAGACGCACATAATAATAGAGTGAAGGTTAGAATACCCGGAAAACATTCCAAGGGCAATGAAATATGTGATAAAGATTTGCCCTGGGCAATTGTTGAACAATCAACCAATACAGGTATGAGAAATGGTGCCTCTGTTGGATTATGGGGTGGTGAATGGGTAAAAGGATATTTTTTGGATGAAGGAGAACAAATTCCTGTGATTACTGGAGTTTTATCCGTTAATATTGTAGATGGTGTAAAAATAAGTAAATCGGCATGTAGCACAGAATTTAAACCTGTTAAAAGGTTTAATGGCGGTTTAATAGCACAAGCATATCAGATGGTAGGTGGACCAAAACCAAAAGCACCTGCTGTTCCATCTAAAGAAGACTTTAAGAAAGCAACAGATGGTCTATAAATACGAGCATAAGGAGGTAAAATTATAGATGTCAATTCCACAGAACGCACAAAATATTGTGTCCCAAATGGGATTTTCCCAAGAAGAATGGGATTTATACAGAACAGCTATTGCTAAAATAGAATCTCAGGGAAGTGGAGGATATAGTGCGCGTGGAGGTTCTGGTGATGCATATGATGGAAAATATCAATTAGGATCTTTAGCTAAACAAGATGCTGCGAGAATTGCCGGTGTTCGTAATCCTGGAGACAGTTCTGCAGGAAGACAAGAATTTAGATCAAATCCGAATCAACAAGAATTATTTTTTGCGGCATATACAAAGGCAAATCTTGGTTATTTGAGTGATAATCCAAAATTTGTAAATGCAAGTTCAGAAAAAAAACTTGAGATACTTGGATATGCTCATAATCAGGGATGGTCTGGTGCTAATAATTATCTAAACACTGGTGAAGTTGGTGCGGATGGATTTGGAACAAAGGGAACAAAATATACACAAGGAGTCGCAAATGCTTTCAGACAAAGTGGAAGAACACCTTCGGGCAGTGTTTCTCAACCAACATCACCATCACCAACAGCAGATGAACAGGCAGTTGCAAAAAAAGAAAAAGTAAAAATATCCAATCCCAAAGAGTTGAGTCAAGAAGCACTTAATAATGTAAATGTAATTAATGCTCAAGTAGATGTTATTAATAAGTTAATAAAAGATAATGAAGGAACTGCCTATGACCAGTGGAGTGATGAACTAAAAGCAGAATATAATAATGAACTCAACAAATTAGCAGAACTAGATGAAAAATTAAAAAAACTTACATCCGATGATGATTCTGCCAATTGTTTGGCAAGAGAAACTATAGGTAAATCATGGAGTCTTCCAGGAGCTCCTGATTGCACAACAATCAGAAATACAAAGGCATACGGAGAGGCAGTTGCATTATTGAGAGAGGAAGTTTCTTTACCAGATCCATGCGGAAAAAGTAATCTATCTAAAATCAATACCACATTATTAAAATTTTTTAATACATTAAAACAAATTAGAAAATTTGGAGACACATATATCAATAGTGCCTTCAATTCTGTATATAGAATTACCAATTTAATCAGAAGCACAGCAGCAGAGATTGGTGGCATCTTGAAGGGTTTGATGCAGAACCTTCGTAATTGGTTGATTGATAAAATTAGACAAGGAATTCAACTCCTGATTGATATGATATTCCCGACTCTTGCCAAGCAATTTAAGAATACGATAATCGGACAAATCATTGATAATATTTTATGCAAATTTAAAGATATAATTGATAATCTTGGAAAACTTGTTTCTGACTTCTTATTTGAACTTGTCGGTAAAGTTGTAAATGTTCCTCTCTGTGCAGTTCAACAATTTACAAATGGATTAATCAACAATATTGTTGCAATGGTAGATGATGCACTAGAACCAGTTCTAGACAGTATCAATGACCTTCTGGGTGGTATTGGCAAGATTGCAGGATCAATATTTGAGGCAATTGATTTCATTCTCGGATTTGAAGCATATCTTTGCCAAAAACCAAACTGCCCAGAAATTACGGCAACAAAACTAGGACCATGGGCAAACTCTCCATCAAAACCTTTTGGAGATGGTTTTGATAATTTCTTGGATAATGCAGAAAGTGCAATTTTAGAAGGTGGATTACAAAGTGCGGTAAATGGTCTATCTATTTTTGGTGGCACATTAGGAGATTTGGCAGATGCTCCCGCAACATCATTCCCATGTGATACAAATCCATTCAAATGTGGTCCGCCTAGTGTTGAAATTTTTGGTGGCGGTGGTATTGGTGCAGTTGGAAAGGCAGTTATTAATGATCTCGGACAAATTTATGGCATCAATATGGAAAATGGAGGTTCTGGATACATAAGACCCCCATTTGTAAGTATTATTGATCCGTGTGATAATGGTAATTATGCTTCTGGATATGCAGAGATTGATTATGACACTGGAGAAGTTACAGATATTGTAATGGTTAGTCCAGGATATGGATATCCAAACGCACCAACTGGTCGTGATGAATTCGGAAATCCAGTAGATCCAACATCACCTGGTGGCGGTGGCACTCCTGGTGGTGGTGGCACTCCTGGTGGCGGTGGAACTCCTGGTGGTGGTGGCACTCCTGGTGGTCCCGGTGGCGGTGGAGGTGTTATTATAGATCCTGATAGAGGAGTTAATGATTATATTGTTTGTTTAGAAGGATTTGATATTATTTCAACAGGACTTGGATATTCTCAATTAGATGAAATTATAATCACGCCAGATCTCCCCAATTTAGAAGCATCTGTGAGAATGACAGAGGCAGGTCAAATTATAAGTATAACCTTGACAGGAAGAGTTTGTGGTCTCACTGATATTCCAACTATCACAATAGATAGTCCGACAGGAGAAGGTGCTAAAATTAAACCAAAATTCTCCTTCATCAAAATTGCTGATGATATTGAAGAAGAACTACCTCCACAAACAATTCTCTCCGTTGATAGAACAACTGCTAGCGATGAAAGTATTGCCGTTCTTGCCCAAAGAAATGTTGTTCGTGTAATTGATTGTGTTGGTAATACACCTCCTGTCGTTGGATATGTTAATGGCAAACCATATTCTGGTCCGTTCCATGTTCATCCATCTACTGGCGTGAAGATGGTTGGTGCATTCCACATTTCGGGATATCATGAAACAATCTATGATACTGCTCAAGAGAGCTTAAATAGAACGAAACCATCTACTCAATACCCCAGCACATCTACGCCTACTTCCACACCATCAACCCCCGCATCATCAACTCCTGCACCATCTCCTGCTCCGAGACCCACTCCAAGTCCTTCTCCTTCTCCTTCTCCAAGTCCTTCTCCTTCTCCTTCACCACCACCCTCCGGAGGAGGTGGATATGGTGGTGGCGGATATTAAATATAAAACATTATGACATTTATCCCAGAAACTTTAATTACAGATAATCCACATGGATGCCTATCCTTCGGTCCTATAGCATCGGAGGATAAGGATGATAATACTGCTATGGCTTTATTTTTGGATGGTGGATATACTCAATTCTGCAATAAAAACGGAAATGCATCTATAACTGTTCCAGGAAAATCCGAAGAACTTTGTGGAACTAATTTAGTTCAGGGCGATCAACAAGAATCATCAAAAGAAGCAATTGCAAAACATATTGTTGCGAGAAATGGTGACATCTGTATCACTGCCGAAAATGGAAATATAAAATTCAAGGCAAGAAACATATATGTAGAGTGTATGGGTGCTGGCAATGATGGATCATTTTTATTGAAGGCAAATGATCACATTAGTATGATTGCTGGCGAGCAATTAACTATGGGCGGTTCTAAAATATGTATGGTAGCATCTGCAGATATTTCTATACATACTAAAGGATTTTTAAATTTTTTAGTTGCTGACATTAATCAATCTTCTCCCTTAAATAAAGTTACAAAGATATTGCAAGGAGATATACTTGGTGCATTCATAGATACTGTCAAAAAAACTTGTTCTTAAGGAGGAAATAATTGTGGCATTCAATTACATAGAAGCAAATCACTTAGATGTTTTCAACTCTTTTGTGGGTGGTGGTATTCAATTTCCAAAAGGATTTACAGAACCCGGTGGAGGTATTCTATCGGCATATAAGGGACATTTTGGACAGGGATCTAGTACAATTCCTTATAGTGCATCATTAGTTTCTGGACCTTCTGGTGGTCCTATTCCTAGTCCATTATCATGGAACTTTTTGGGTCTTGGTGTTGAGACTGGAACGAGAAATTTAATTGGTGTAGATGTAAAAATTGGCACAGATGTGTCAATGGGACCAATCGCGGCAAGATATAGTGGATTATTCAATAAAATAACCGGAAAAGAAGCAACTGTAACTCCAGCAGATAGTTCTGTGTCACCGAAAGAAACACATATATCTGCTCTTGGAAATTTATTTGGAAACTGGTTCGTTGATGGTACTAGTTTTAAAAGTATAATAGCTCACATTGCCCATTCAGATGCAAGATTAAAAGAGAATATTGAACCCATTTCAAGTTCCACATCCTTGACAAAGGTGCTACAATTAAATCCCGTATATTATAAGTGGAGAAAAGATATTGTCCCATCTTCCTTTTTGAAAGCTTATGGAGAGGGAAAACAAATTGGTTTAATTGCACAGGAGGTTGAAGACATCATTCCCGAAGTTGTAAAAGAGGGGACACTTTACGATAAACAATGGAAGGGTATTAACTACTCCAAACTTACTGCTATGTTAATTGGAGCAGTCAAAGAACAACAAGAACAAATTGAAGAACTGAAAAATAGAATTACGGAATTAGAATCATGAATGAAAGTTTGAAGAATAGGGCACTTGAAATTCTGAATAGAGATCAGAACCAATTAGATAATGTATATGTAAATCAATCGGAATATACTGCTCCCGAGAAAATAGAAAAGATAACTGTCACAGAAAACTCTGATGGAACTTGGAGTCAAAATAAAGAAACTGTTGATAGTGGATTAAAAGATGGTGGAGTGATTGGTGAAAGAGAGGCACAAATTGAAGAGGAAGCAAAAGTATTACAAGAATTTTGTGCAGATGTAGACAATAAAGTTATTGGTATTTTAACTCAGATTGATGATAAGAAAAGGCAAATAGTTGCTTTATCATTAACGGCAGGAATTACTTCAACTGGTGCAGTTAATTTTTGCAACTCATCGTTGGGTGTTGGTATAGTTACAATATTCACTATAAATGAAGATACAGAAACTATCAAAATATACACCAAAATGGCAGGTCCTGATGTTGATTATGGAGTAGAAAATCCATTTGATCCCGATACTACAATAGCATTAAGTGGATCAACATCACAATATGCAGGATTTGGATACGAGAACGTTGCAGAACCGTCCATTTATAAAAATAGTGCCGGATCTGTGACTGGAATTAAAACGGATGGAAGCGGACCAGGAATTTCTACAAATGGTAGACTTGATTTGAGCGGAACTGGGACACCAGTCAGTGGTAGTTTAACATGTGCTCAAATAAGAGATCAAATTTCTTCCCTATATGATGATATTAATGTGCTTAGAAATGGAATAGGAGCACTTAGAGGTAATCTTAATACTGTTAAGAATAAAAAATCTGAGAAAGAACTACAAAACTGGGGATGTAAAAATATTAGGAGTGATGTTGATGCAAGAGCAACTTCCGAAGCAACTACAATATCTGCAATAACTGGACTATCAACAGCTATATAATGCCAGATATGGATATATTCATATGGGGACTGAAAATGTTAGCAACATTTTAATTGATGTTTGCAAAAGAACCGTCATTGTACTCGGTAATGAAGGCGATACAAGACTAGTAGAATGTGAAACCATAAACGAGTTTATGAATGTTCTAAAAATTATTGATAAGCACATTGATCCGGAAATGGTGTTGTATGCCAAACCCTTAGTGCGTAAGAGAAAAAAATCAATTAATAAAGGTAACTAAATAGAATATAGAAATATTTCAGCAGTAAAATAATCCCATGCCTCTGAATAAACTAGATAATTTCATCAAGAATACTGAAGGTCGAATCTTATATGTAAGTCCATCGGATTTGGATGCAACTGATAGTATTAATAACCAAGGCAATTCCCTTGCCCAACCATTCAAAACTCTTCAAAGGGCACTTTTAGAATCTGCAAGATTTTCTTACATACAAGGAAATAGTAATGATTTAGTAGAGAAGACCAGTATTCTTCTCATGCCCGGAATTCATGAAGTTGATAATAGACCTGGATTTGCAGTAAAAAATGATGGCGGAGTTGCAAAAGTAATTTCTCCTGGTGGTGGAGAAACTGCGGCATCTGATACTTTAAATTTACAACTTGATTCTAATTTTGATATTAATCAAGAAGATAATATTCTTTATAAGTTTAATAGTGTTTATGGTGGTATTGTTATCCCCAGAGGAACATCCGTTGTTGGTCTTGACTTAAGAAAGACCAAGATTCGCCCAAAATATGTTCCCAATCCTACAGATTTAGCAGTTGCTGATTCGGCAATCTTTAGAATTACTGGCACATGTTATTTTTGGCAGTTCTCCTTCTTTGATGGAGATGATGCAGGTGTAGTATATACTGACCCCGTTGATTTCTCAGTAGATAATAGATCCAAACCAACATTCTCACACCACAAACTTACTTGTTTTGAGTATGCCGATGGTGTTAATAATGTCAGTGGTTATAATCTCACTGACCTTGACATGTATTATGCAAAACTTGGTAATGCATATAATCAGGCATCGGGTAGAATTATTGACCAAAAATATCCTGCCAACCCACAAGGATTTGAGAAGCAAAGACCTGAATGGGAAATTGTTGGTGCTTTTGCATCTGACCCACTAGACATTAGTGCTATTGTATCTGGTTCGGGCGGAACTCCTACGAGTGTGGTTACTGTAACCACGGCAACCGATCATGAATTACAGGCAGGAACTCCGATAAAAATTAAAGGAGTTAGTCCTGACGACTATAATATTTCAACAAAAGTTCAGAGTGTTTCTACAGATAATCCAAAAGTATTCACATACTTACTTCCAGATTTTAGAAAGAATTTAGAGACACCTGGTAATACATCAAGTGCCACTGTAACGATTGAAACTGATACTGTAACTGGTGCATCACCATATATCTTTAATATCTCTCTGCGTTCTGTTTTTGGCATGAATGGAATGAAAGCCGATGGTGCTAAGGCATCCGGTTTCCGTTCAATGGTTGTGGCTCAATTCACCGGAGTCAGTCTTCAAAAAGATGATCGTGCCTTTGTAAAGTATAGCAAGTCAAATAGAACATATGAAGGTATTGGTGTTAATAAAGTAACTGGTTCTGCATTATCCACACAATCATCATCCACTAATGCCAGCACTGTTTATCATCTAGATTCAGGTGCTGTTTATAGAAAGGACTGGGAGACCACACATATTTCAATGGTAAATGATGCAATCCTTCAGATTGTTTCTGTCTTTGCTATTGGATTTAACCAACACTTCTTTGCCGATACTGGTGGTGATGCATCTATCACCAACTCAAACTCAAACTTTGGGCAATTAGCTCTTATATCCGCAGGATTTAAGAAAGAAGCATTTGCAAAAGACAACAAAGGATTTATCACTAATATCATTGCTCCTAGAGCAATTACAAGTTTAGAGGAGAATATTGACTGGCAAACAATTGATGTTGGTGTCACAACATCTGTTGCAAATAACAAAAGACTATATCTCTTTGGTTTCACAGAAGCAGACATCAAACCATCAATTCTCACTCAAGGTTTTAGAGTTGGTGCAAAAGTAGGAGATGTATTAAATGTAGACTTCAGTGCCGTCACAGGTTATGGCATAAGTGAAGCAAGCATTTTGATGAGTGATGAGGAAACAAGTAGTGTTAAAGAGTATAGAGTAATATCAGGTCCAACATCAAATGAATTTACCATTGGTGCTCATAATTTATCAACTGGTGAGAAAATTATTATCAAGAGTGATGATGCCGACTTACCAGAAAACCTTACTCCAGAAAGAACTTACTATGTAATTGATAGTGGGGATAATAATAAAATTAAGTTGCATCTTCATATGCAGCATCTGTTAATGGAACTCCAATTACCGTTTATGGTGGAACAAACCTTGTAATTTTGAGTAGAGTATCTGATAAAGATGCAGGAGACATTGGTCATCCGGTTCAGTATGACTCTACACAAGGTCAGTGGTATATTAATACCAATGCAGGCAGTGACATTTATAATGCTCTGACTCAAGTTGGTGTTCAGACTAATAATGGTTTAGATTCAAGAACAGAAGTTTCATTCTTAAAGAGAATATCAGATACTAGAAGTCTTGATGAAAAGATTTACAAACTTAGAGTTGTAGTTCCAAAAGAAGTTTCTAATGGAAAGAATCCAGAGAGTGGATTTATTCTTCAAGAATCTAGCACAACTGGACTAAGAACTGATGCAGATGCATCTCTCTCGTCCATTACAATAGATGATTACGATTTCAATAAAAATTCAAGATTCATTGGTAGTTGCACATTCTCTGGCGGAACAGTAACTGTTAGATCTGAACTGCCACATAACGTATCTGTTGGTGATGTAATCATTACCAAAAATATACAAGATACATCTAATACTGTTGGCACTGCTAATAGTGGATATAACGGAACATTTACCGTTGTATCAATTCCTAATGATATGGAGTTCACCTATGAAACAGGTGCATCTCTTGGACCTGCATTGATAAATGATTTAACTAGTAGAACAACGTCTCTACCGAGATATGAGGTAAATGATTTACAGAATAAACTTTTCGTTTATAGAAATGAAATCATTACTGACTATATTCAAGATGTTCAGGACGGAATCTATCATCTGTATGCACTAAATGCAAACCTCAGTGTTCCGTCAGAATTTACAAATTATGAATATAATCAAAATGTTGTTGACCTCTATCCTCAGTTAGATAGAGATAATGTCAATGATAATCCACAATCTGCCAAGTCATTTGCACTGAGAGAACCACTTGGGGAAGTTCAAACTAATGATCTCAAGAAGAGTATCACAAAAGAATCTACTGACTCGTTCAATAAGAAGTTCAGAAAGCATCTAGAAGTATCTGCCGAGTCGGATTTGAGTGTTGTTGCAGGTATTGCCACACTAACATTCACTAGAAATCATGGTTTATCGGGAATTGTGACTCATGAGGGTGCAATTACTGGTGGTTCTGGTCATACAAATGGCACACACTATAATGTAAAACTCTTTAATGAGGTTGGACTATCCAGTTGGAATGGTGCCACTGCCATCGTCGGTGTATCTGGTGGTGCTGTTGTCAGCATGGATATTCAATCACCCGGTTCTGGTTATCAATCTGGTGCCACATTATTTTTTGACACCTCAGTAATTGGTGGATCTGCTAATGCAACAATCACCGTTGCTCAAAGAGGATTATCTGCTAGTAGTCTTTCTGTAACTGATGGTGCCGTTGTTCAGGTTACTGGTATCGGAACAACTGCATTTGGTCTTTATAGAACTTCTGGTATTCCTGCCAAAGATAAAGTTTCTATTGCAAAAACAGCAGGAGACCCTGAAAGTATTCCTGGGCAATATGTTTATATTGTTGCTCCAACAGGAAAAGTTTCATCCAATTCATATAACTCTACCACAGGAGTTCAACAATTTAACTGCTCTACCCCTCACGGATTAGTTGCAGGAAGTAGGTTCAGAGTTCTTGATAGTAGCAATAACAATCTTGGAGATTATCTGGTTAAGTCTAGAGTTGGTGTTAATACATTTACTGCTACCACCAATTCAAGTCTGTCGGCACAATATGTTCTCAAGCATGGCATGTCATCAAATGATGGCATATCCGATCAAAGTGAAGAGAACATTGATGCTCGTGGCGTGTCTCTATTTGATTCCGAGTCTCTAACACTTGGTGGATTCAATGGCGATACTAAGTTACAAGTAGCTTCACCTTATTCTGGTATTGCAACCACTAAGAGATTCCCTCTCGGTTCATATCTTCAGGTTGATGAAGAGATTATGAGAGTTGTAACTGATACCATCACTGGTACTGGTAGCAATGAAATAACTGTAGCACGAGGAGCATTAGGCACAGGAATCTCTACTCATGATTCTGGTTCTTTACTGAATAAAGTAAATCCAATCGCGATTGAATTCCGCAGACCATCTATCATTCGTGCATCCGGTCATACATTTGAATATCTTGGATATGGTCCTGGTAACTACTCAACGGGTCTTCCACAAGTTCAGGACAGAACACTCACAGAGACCGAAGAATTCCTCTCTCAGGCGCAGGAAAGAAGGGGTGGTATTGTTGTTTATACAGGTATGAATAACAAGGGTGATTTTTATATTGGAAATAGAAGAACATCATCTTCAACAGGCGAAGAAAAAACTTATGACATTCCAGTTTCAACAGTTACTGGCGAAGATCCATCTAGTCTCAGTGTAGTTTTTGATGAAGTTATCGTCAAAAATAATCTTGTAGTTGAAGGTGGAGATTCGGGACAGATTCTTTCACAATTTGATGGTCCGGTCACCTTTAATGAAGAAGTTACCTTTAAAGATAATTTAACGGCAAAAGGTCCAGTCAAGATTGCAAATGGCACACAATCAACAACTAAAACTAATGGAGCACTTATCGTTGATGGTGGTGCTGGTATTGGCAAAAACTTGAATGTTGGCGGAGACTTGAATGTTGATGGCAGTATAAGTATTGATAATAATATCACTGGTGCGGGTGCTACTTTCGGCAATATTCAGATTGCAATCACCGATGACAATACGATTGATACAAGCACGGGTGATTTAATTCTCAATTCTGCTTCTGGTGAAGTTGAAATTAATGACAACCTAGATTTAAACGGAACATTAAATGTTTCCAATACAGCAACATTTGCATCACAGGTAATACTTAATACTGGCATCGTCCCAGATGCTTATCTGGGTGCTTATCTTGGCACCGCATCATTACCATTCTACGTGGCATACATTGACGGAATTAGAATTGGTGTAAGTGGCAATACAGAAATTGATACTGCATCTGGTAATCTGATTCTTGATTCTGCTGGTGGAACTGTCAATGTTACCGACAATCTGGATGTTGATGGCACTCTGAATGTTGATAGCACATCACAATTTGATGGCAATGTCAATATGAGTAGCAATCTAACGGTTGCTAGTATTCTTGATGTTAATGGCAGAGCAGATATTGACAACGTTAGAATTGATGGAAACACAGTTAGCACTACTAGTAGCAAGTTAATTCTAGATTCTACTTCTGGTGAGGTTGAAATTAATGACAACCTAGATTTGAACGGAACATTAAATGTTTCTTCAACATCAACATTGGGTGGTAACACTGCCATTACCGGAACATTAAATGTTTCTTCAACATAACAGTGCAATACTCATCCGGAAATTAAGTATATTCACTGCATTCTTCTCATCTGATGAAAGATTAAAATTAGATATTACACCGATTAAAGAACCTCTTGCCAAGGTTCGTTCAATCAGTGGTAATACATTCACCTGGATTGAAGGTGGTGTTCATGAAGGTGAAGATACGGGTGTTATCGCACAAGAAATTGCTGCTCTTGGACTTCCCGGACTCACTACTATTAGAGAGACTGGTTATATGGCAGTCAAATATGACAAACTCACTGCACTACTTATTGAAGCAGTTAAGGAATTATCAGCTAAGGTTGAAATTCTAGAGCAAAAATTATCAGATAAATAACTCCGTGGAGATGCACAAGTAGATGGCAAATTATAGAAAGTCTTTTAATTTTCGTAATGGCGTTCAGGTTGATAATGACAACTTTATTGTAAATGCAAATGGACTGGTCGGAATTGGCACCTCTATTCCGACCGAGTTTCTTGATGTAAGAGGAACTGCAAAAGTTAGTGGTATTGTATCAACTACGGACTTATTTGTCACCGAGGACGTATTCGTATCAGGTGCATCAACAGTAACAATATTAGATGCAACTAGTCTTAATGCAACTGGTGTTGTAACAGCACAACAATTTATTGGTGATGGTAGTTTATTATCTGGTGTTGTTGCGATTGCGGTGACTGGATGGACTATCACTACCGCAGGTATTTCTACATTAATAAATGTTGGATTGGGCACAACTAATCCCGCAACTTTATTGCAAGTCGGTGATGATCCAACATCGGCAACTTATGGTGTTGGTATTGATTCAACCGGACAAGGAAACTTTACAGGTATTGTAACTGCCAGTTCATTCCAATCTACTGGTATCATAACTGGTTCAAGCATACTTGCATCTGGATTCTCAACATTCTTCTCCAGCGTACAAATAACGGGCGATTTAAATGTTAGTGGGGTTGCAACTGCCGCTAGTTTTGTTGGAGATTTAACCGGAGAAGTTAATGCCGCAAAGTTTGATACAAACTCTACAGGTATTGTTGTATCTGGCATCGCAACTTTCACTGATGATGCACAAATTACTGCTGGTGGATTAACTGTCACTGGTGTTACTACTTCAACAAGTTTTGACGGCAATATCACCGGTAATGTAACCGGAAATGTTGCAGGTGATATAACTGGAGATGTAATCGGTGACGTAACCGGAGATTTAACCGGAGAAGTTAATGCCGCAAAGTTTGACACAAACTCTACTGTATTGTTGTATCCGGTATTGCAACTTTTACCGACGATGCACAAATCACTGCCGGTGGATTAACTGTTACTGGTGTCACTACTTCAACAAGTTTTGATGGCAATATAACCGGAAATGTTACCGGAGATATTACAGGTGATGTGACTGGTAATGTCACAGGATATTTGAGTGGTGTTGCACAGACAGCAGGATTTGCATCAACTTCATTTGCACTTGATGGCACACCTGATATTACAGTAGGAAATATTGTTGGTTCTTCTGCAACTGTAACCGCACTGGTTGTTGATAATAAACTCGGCATTGGTTCTGATACTCCTGCCTCTGATATTGAAATCAGAAAGACGACAAATGCAGCAATAGATGTTATTACATCCAGCAACACTTCTAGAATTAGTGTCGGACAATCTGTCGGAACAGGTAATAGCAGTGGTGTTTTAAGTTTCAACTCTGGTACACTGAGTCTCTCCAACTATGATTTTGGTGGAGTTAATATCAATCTTCATTCTGGATCTGGTGCCGGAACAACAGAAAGTTTCAAGGTTAGATACGACGATAATACTAAATTTGAGACCACATATGATGGTAAGGTAGGTGTTAATCGTCATGGTATTACATTAACACGAGAACTGGAAGTCGGTGGAAATACATTCATAAGTGGTTATGGACAGGTTGCAGGTATTCTTACCGTAGGGCAAGGTGCTAATCAACTCACTCTTGGTGATGGTAGTGCTCTACCAATTTCTAGTAGTGCAATTATTAATGTAACCAGTGGTATTTCAACATTCAATGATCTTCTTGTTAGTCGCAATTTCCAAGTTGGAAGTGGCATCGGAACATTCTTAGGAGAGACTTTCGTTGGAGGAAAGTTGGGGATTGGCACAGTATCTGAAACTGGATTCCCATCTGGAGGTGGTTTTGAGGCTGCTATTTTTGGGACATTTTTACCACTCGAAGAATTATTTCTAAAACACAACTTGGTATTACCACTAGCTCTGATGGTTCATTCATATCTGATCCGAGACAATATACATGCATTAGGACAAATTGTTCCTCAAATTGCATATGGTGATTTCCAGGCACACAAATGGTTTCACCATGTTTGGTGGAATTGGATTATTTGTTCCCACTGCTCCTATTCATGCGGCAGGATATGGACAACTAATCAAGGATTGGTTCCTACTGATGCAGGCGATAAAAAATATTTGACTAGAATCGGAATCAATACTTACTTTGCAAGATCTGTTCTTGATGTTGGTATGGCAAGCACCACGATGAACAGTTATGTCGTTATGCCTTCACTTAATAATGAAGAACTTGACATCGTTGCTAACCTCTGGTCCTCAAATGCCGGTGGTAATCAGAATGTAAATCCAGTTCAATCTGGATTTGGAACAGCAACTGCCAAGAAACTTCTTGCACCTAATGGTGTTCCTGGTGGTTCAATCGTTTATAACAATGAATCCAGAAGACTTAATGTTAGCACAGGTGGCACAGTATTCTGTGGTGTTGCAACATTAACACAAAACCAATCCGGATATGATTCACTTGCAATTCCCACATTCAATAGCACCAAGAGAAACTTAATGAGTGGTTATGGCAACCTTCCCAAAGGTGCAATCATGTATAACACAACCACAAACAAACTTAACTTCTGGAATGGTTCTGCATGGGAGGCAGTAACAAGTTCAACGTAATAGCTTGACAGAATCATGAAAACCCTATAGACTACCTTTGTCCGGGTTGAAGAGGAAGCTCTAAGACACTATAGAAACCGGTTGCAAAACTGTCACACCACCTCCTAATCGGGGTGGTTTTCTGCTATAATATATTCATACCAAACAGGACAGCACTTGGTCACCCTTCGCCCACATCAGAAGAAAGCACTGAATGCAATGCTGGCATATGACAAGGGTCAGGTCATCATCCCTACGGGTGGTGGCAAGACTATGTGTATGATACATGATATTATTGAGAATCAAAAGTATATTGATAATGGTTCTACTATTGTTGTTGTAGCACCTCGTATTCTTCTAGCAGAGCAACTCTGCAAAGAGTTTCTTGAAGTGATTGATACTAATCACACTCATGTGATGCAGGTTCATAGTGGTGATGTTGAGTATTTCAGCACTACCAAAGCAGACACGATTCACTTGTTTACCAATACTGCACGGACTGCTGGTGAGAATGTCATCATCTTCACCACATATCACTCACTACATCGTCTTGTAGAGGCAGACATTGAAGTGAATACAATTTACTTTGATGAGGCACATAACTCAGTTCAACGTAATTTCTTTCCTGCAACTGAGTTCTTCAGTAGCGATTCTGATCGTTGCTATTTCTTCACTGCGACTCCTAAGCATTCATTGTCTGTATTCAAACCAGGAATGAATGATCCTGAGGTTTATGGTCAGGTCATTTGTAATGTTCCTGCACCTCAACTTGTCAAAGAAGGTTATATCCTTCCTCCTAAGGTTGTGGTTCATCAACTACCTCAGGGTGATTTCAAACTATCTGATGATAAGAATCTGTTGAATACGATTGATGCAAACTCACTCAATAAGATTCTGATTGCAGCACGTTCTACCAAGCAGATTCTGCGTATGGTAAGTCAGTCTGATTTTTGTCAGCAACTACATGAGCGTGGATACAACTGGATGTATATTACATCTAAGACCGGTGCAATCATCAATGGTAAGAAGGTTTCCCGTGAGGAATTCTTCAAGACTTTGAATGCCTGGGGTCAAGATAGCACTCGTTTTGTTGTCATGCACCACTCTATCTTATCTGAGGGTATTAATGTCAAGGGATTGGAGGCAGTCCTATTCATGCGGAACATGAACTACATTGGAATCAGTCAGAGTATTGGGCGTGTGATCCGCCTAGGTGGTGCTGAGAAGACCTTTGGACTGGTCTGCGTGCCAGTCTTTGATAAGGTGGGAATCAGCACTGCCAAGAGCGTCCAGGCAGTGGTTGACACCGTATTTGAGCAGGGCGAACCTGCCATCTCAGTGGTCCGGAGTTAGAACTGTCACACTAGGAGTAGAACCCTGCTCCACTCTGCTATAATACAAAAGTAATCAGGGGAACATCCCATGAAGTGCAAAGTTCAACTCTATGTGTCTGGCACCGTCTTTGATGAGATTGTCATCGCACGGAACTATGAAGAAGCAAGAAGAACTGCACTTGCACGTAATCCTACGGCAACAGTTGTAAGTGTTACTGCCGTCTTCTAATGAGTGAATCAAAAGATTACCAAAAGTTCTACAATTGTCCCAATAAAGACATTTTAGAAAACAAACCTGGATATCCGAATGGTTATGTAACCAAGGATGGTATTTGGGCAGCTGTGCCACTTGCAAAATCAAAAAAGTTTGTGATTATCAACAACGGATCAATCGTTCACACTTCAAAAAATTATCCATCTGCTGTTTCATACATAGAAAAAAATCTGAAGAAAAAACGATGAAGGATCAAAACAGCATTGAAGATTGCGAAAGCAAACAGGAAAAATGGAATCGCGGACTTGATATCTTTATTGAATCCGTAATTAAACCTGATGCATCTCTTCGTGATTGTGCTCGTAATCAAAAATGTTATCATGAACTGATGGATGTTCGCAATGATGTTTTAGATTATCTCAAAACAAAAAGATGGCAATGATATAACTAATAGAGAACTATAGTTAAAGT